ACTGTTGGCGATAATATTTCTTGGACTAACGCAACTAGCGTAGTTTTGTCGTGGATTAACAGCTCAAGTAGTATTGTTACGTGGACGAATACCGTGTATTCAGTTACTAACAATAATGCAACTATTCTAGTTAATCATCCTTCAGCACCGTTTGGCGTTCTTTTACCGTCAGCTTCAACGGTAGTTGGTCAGCAATATCAGATTAAGAAGATTGATAGTTCTGCTAATGCGGTAACTGTTAGCACTACGTCCTCACAAACCATTGATGGCAACTTAACATATACGCTTGCTACGATATACAAGAGCGTTACGTTGCAATCAGACGGTTCTAACTACTATATTTTTGCGGCTGTTTAAACATGGACGGACAATCTTTATTTAATTTTGTTGTGGGTGTTGCTGCTTTTTTTGGTGGCTGGACGTTAAACAACATTACTAGAATGCTTAATCGTATAGATGACGATATTCGTGAACTGCCTCACGTATATTTAAGCAAAGATGATTACAAATCAGATATTGCTGAGATAAAGGGAATGCTAGGCAAGATATTTGATCGGCTTGAGAACAAGGCTGACAAGTGAATATGGATGGATTAAGCATCGTCAAGTATGGCGATGTTGATTCCCTACAAGAGTTCTTGTTTGAGAACGGAATGCAGCATAAGTTGTTCCGTGAAGTTTTGATGGATCAAGGAAAGACAGTTCCAGCGTTTCCGTTAATGGAGGCGAACACTGATAATCTGGATGATTGGTTATTAGCGCATCAGGTAGAGCATCAATCGTTTGCTGGTTATTTAGACTTGAACAATCCTTTTAACTTGCTTGATGTTGATTGGAACAAAGAAGAAGCTTTTTATGATTGGATAGCTAATCACTATTACATTCATGTTCAGATAGCAGCCTCACTTAATTTATCGAGTTAATTATGGCTTTAAAAGACGCTATAAATGCTTACAATTATGTTGTTAAAGCAATAGGAACAGCTAACTCAGCTATTGCTAAAGCAAAAAGCGCCCCTACTTCAAGAAACATTTTGCTTGCTGATGAGGCAAGAAATCGTGTTGGCGAAGGAATAGATAACTATAACTATTGGGTTGACACTGTATCTGCTAAAGATAAATCAAGAGTTCCTACTTTGCCTGAGTGGCAGCCACAAGAGTACACTGAATTAACTAGAGATCAAGCAATGACATACGGCGTGAATGTTGACCAGCCGTCATCGCCTTCTCCTCAACCTTCTGCTCCTGCTGCTCCAGCTATACCAAATTACATTCTTAATCCAAAAACGGATTCAGAATATATTGAATCTGTTAAATATTATGCTCAGCAAAATGGATTAAATATCACCGACAATGATATTAAAACTATTTCTTATGCGTTTAGTGGAAAGCCAAATGTAAGTTCCATTGTTGAGGCTATGAGAGGTGGCAATGTTGATGACAACAATCCATTTCATCCTAAGAATGCAGCAATAAACTTTATCAATAACAAACAACAAGTTGTTGATGATGCTATTAAAAATTTAACGCTTAATGTAGTACAAAACCAATATCACTCTGCTACTGGTGGTGGGGCATCTGGCCCTGCTGACGCTGCTGTTGCTGGTCAAAACGCATCTATTCAATTAGAAGAATTTTTAAATAATGCGGTTAGGTCTGGACTTGCAACTCCGCAAAACATACAAAATGTTGTGGATAAAACAGTTAGTTTTTATCAAAATGCTGTAGAACAATTTGCAAAAGAAAGAGAAGCAGGGTTATTTCCTAAGATAGTAAGTTTTGCTGCTAATGCTATGGTTGCTGCTGGAACCGGAAAGCTTTCACTTCCGCAGCAATTAGCTATTCGCGCTTCTATGAGTTACGCATCTGGAGCAAATCCAACCGATATTGTTCGTGATGTTGTTGGTACTTTGGCGGCTGCTCAAATAGGTGGTGATTCAACCATTCCGGTTGTTAGGGATTTTAATGAGGCTATATTTTCAATAAACAGTCCAGAACTACAAAGCGCTATTTTTAATGGTGCTAGACAAGGTGTGTACGCTACGGCAACACAGCAAGACATTGCTAAAAACGTGGCTGCTGGTGCTGTTGCTGGAGCTATTGCAACAAATGTTCAAGGAAAATATAAAGACCCTGCGTTATCAAATGCAATAGGTGAGTTTGTACAAGCAAAGATTGCAGGAAGAAATGACTTTGAAGCTATATCCGCTGCTTTGTCTGGTTATGCAACAGAAGAAGAAAAAGCAAATGCCAAGAAGGTAATTGCTAATGAAATTTCTGGATTGCCACTAGAGCAAGTTCAGGCGCTTGGATACAAGACACAAGATGAAATTACTGGATCGTTTTATCCTGAAGAAAAAACATTGCCTCCAGTAGAAGTTTTTGCTCAGCGTGACCCACAAGACATTGATGGATTAAATCTTATTCGCAGAGTTAGAACTGGAACAGAAGTTGATGAGGGAGGAAAGCTTCCTACTGTTGAAGTAACCGCCCAAAGAGAAGAAGATATTTCAGAACCACAAAGATTGATAACTGAAGAACAAGATCAAACACCAGCAGAAGAACCTGAAGTTCAAAGACCTATAAATAGTCCAGTATTGCTTGGGTTGTTAGGTGGTGGTATTAGCGGTAGATTTCAAACTGCACAACGAACTCAACGCGCACCAGATGAAAGACAAGCAGCAAGTATGCAAGCTTTATCGCAAGCGTTAAGTATTGGTGATCCGGGTGACGCTTTGTTTGGTAGTGGATTAGGCAGACGCAGGAATGTTTGGAACGTAGAATCCTTGAGACTTAAAGACGAATTAGGTGGCTAAAATGTCAAAACAAATTGCTAGACTGTTAAAAACCGATGTTATGGCTGATATAGATATACCAGCTATTGCACAATTTTTACAATCACAAGGAAGGCGTGGAGACACCATCCTAGCGCACATCAATGCTAAAGAAGCTGAGATGCTGAAAAAGATGGGTGGCGCAGAAGAACGGAACCCCGTTACTGGATTGCCAGAGTATTTCACCATTGATGGTAATTATGTTTCTGGAGCTGATCCATATACAAATAGGTCTAACTCTGATGAGTTTTATCAATATCAAGCGCCTCGACAGGGAGGAGATTCATATGAAGGGGCAACTTTTGATTTGCAAGCTAGACAAAGCCCGTTCTACGGAGAGTATGGCGGTACTTTAACGCCGAACGTACCAGCAGCATTATCTCCATCAGGAATAGACCCAACAGAATACTATGCTCTGCAAAGCGCAGCCTCTCCATCAACGCCTTATGAAATTGATGAACCAAGAGTAGGTAGCGGCTACGCAATAAGTCCACAAAAATTTGTAGGCCCAAGTTTTCCAATACAAGCAGCACAGCAAACAGCAAATGAAATTGGTAGAGCAACTACATTAAGACCTGAAGATATAGCTCTTGGTAAAGATAGAATATCAAGACAAGAAAATAGAGAAATAGCGGCAAAAATAGCAAGAGAAGCTGGCATAGAAGATGGCGTTCGCCCCGGCATGATGGATCGTGCCTCTGCTGCTACAGGCTTATCTAAAGAAGCTCTTGCTCGTTTAGGTTTGGCTGGTTTAGGAACCATTCAGGGAATCATGGCAGCTAGAGAAGCTTCAGATCAAGGTCGTCAGGCTCGTCGTGAGACAGAAGCATTAGCTCGTCCGTATCAAGAGCGTGGTCAACAGTTAATTCAGCAAGCAGAAAGCGGTGAGTTGACTGCGGCAGGACAGCAACAGCTACAAGCTTTACGCGCTAGATTGGCACAAGGTGCTGAGGCTAGAGGTGGTGTGGGTGCTGCGCAAGCGGCTGCCCAAGTAGAGGCTTTCCGTCAAAACCTGCTGCAAAATCAGTATGATTACGGACAGAAGGTTAGCAATATTGGCGACCAGTTAATGCTAGGCGCTATACGTACAGGTTTAGAAGCTGACCGCTATGCGGCTAATCTTTCTAATACGTACTTTACTAACATGGCTAGTATTGCTGCTGGTATGCCTGTTGGAACTCAAGGAGCGCAATAATGGCTACTGCACTAGATTCTGCACTAGGCTTATCATCCTTGCCAATAACGTCTAGGGTGATGAGTAAAGCCACAGGCAAAGACCCTGCACAGATTACGGCTGGTGAGTTGTATCCATCCATGCAAGAGCGTCGAGGTGAAGAACTAAGGATTCGCCAGAGCATTGCAGATACAGAATCTCAGCTTGCTGGCAAAGAGCAAGAGCAAAAGATTTCTGGCTTAGAGCAAAAACAAGCGTTACAAGAAACTCAGGCTACAGAGTTACGTAATTTGCCTGAACGCACTAACTTGAATCTTGCTAGAGAAGAATTAAGTAATGCTGCGTTTGTTCCAACAAAAGAAAACGCACAAGATATAGCTACTATCTTTAGTCTTGTCGGAATCATTGGCATGGCTATAGGCGGTGGCGCTAAAGACAATGCTTATGCTGCTATGGCTGGCATGAACGGAATGCTAGAAGGCTACAAAAAAGGTCGTGCTGATGTTTACAAGCGTGAGCGCGATATGTTTGACAAGAATCTTAAAGCTTTGCAGCTAAAGGTTCAAACGCTACAGCAAGAACTAACAGAGGCTATTCAGCTTAAACAGCAAGACTTCAAGGCTGGTGAGACTGCTATCGAAATAGCATTAGCTAAGTCTGGCTCTGACCTTCTTGATCTCAAACGCAAGAAGAATGGCGATATGGCTGCATTGGAAACTGTTATTCAGACAGGCAAGGATGTAGATTCTCTTGTCAAAATGTCTGCCGAACAGTTCAAGCAAGCAGAAGAACGTAAGTTTAAAGAAAGAGAGTTGGCTCAACAGGCAGAATTGAAGCGAGCACAACTTGCAAATACTGCGGAAATGGCTCGTGCACGTTTAGAAAACCAAGGTCAAAAAGTAACTCAGCAAAATATGATGGCACAACGTGCTGTCAACTCGCTTGGTGGTGTGGCGTCTGCTTTGGAGTCGTTGTCTGAGCTGCCAACAGGAACAACCACAGGGCTGTTTCCAAATCTACAGACTAAAGATGGTTTCTTGAATTATGTAAGAAACAATATTGGTCGTAAGCTTTCTACTAATGAAGCAGAAATGATGAATACCATATTTACTGGTATTGGTCGTAACTTGGCATCTATTGAAGCAAGTGGCGCTGCTACTGGTTTGACTCAGCTTGCTAATCAAATGCAAAGCGGTTTGTATATTAATGAAGGAACTGATGATCCTTATAGAGTAGGTATTAAGCTTGCGGATATTCGTCGTATTGCTACAGAAAACATACGTCCAGCAATTGAATCTGGTTTAATGCCTCCACAACAAGCCGCTACTGCCGATGCTTTAGTAAAACGTATTGAGCAAGCTATTCCGTTTACCACTATAGAAGTTATTAGGTCTGCACGCCAACCGGGAACAGAAACTATTGGTCAGCAAACTTCTCGCGCTGTTCGTGGTGGTGAAGGTGGTGGATGGTCACAAGATAAGGAAAGAAGATTGCGCGAACTGCAAGAGAAAAAAGCAGCTAGGGAGACAGGGCGATGACAGAAGATGAAGAACTTGAACTATTGCAGCTAGAAAAAGAGAAATCATTTTCTCAGAAAAGGCCGCAAGCAGAGCCATTCACTGCCGGAAGGATTATTCCAGAAGCAATTTCTAATGTAGAAAGCTTTGCTCGCGGCGGTATAGCTGCTACTGCCGCAGGAACGCCAGCACTTGCTGGCATACCCGGAAGCATTGAAAGTTTTGGTAGAACTGGATTACGTAAGCTTGGAGCAAAAGTTTCAGAAGAAACAGTATTGCCAACAATGTCTGAAATTTATGAGCCTATTTCTCAAAAAGTAAAACAAACAATACCTAGAATTACAAAGCCAACAACTGAGGCTACTGGATTTGAGACTATTGGTGAACTTGCTGGAACTCCTCTTTCTCCCAAGACCATAGTTTCTGGCGTTGGTAAAGCAAAGACTGCTGCTGAAGCTATGCGTACTGGCATGGGTGGAGTTAGAGATGTTTTAAGAACACCTAAACCAGTTGGCGATCCTTCTGGTTTTGTATCAATCGGAGAAAAATTAGAAGGTAAAGTTAAAGGTGAGGCATCAAAACTTTTATCTGCAAAACAAAAAGAAGCTAATAGTTTATACGAAAATGCAAAAGAAACAGCTAGGGTAATGCAAGCTCAAGGTCAGCCTTTTGCTCTTTCTGAACCGGGTAGAATTTTGTTAAACGCTTTGGAAAACCAAAAACGTATTCTTGCTGGAGGCCAAGAGTTTGAGGTTGGTCAAGATAAAATAAATGCAATAAATAGATTGATAAATGCAATTAAGGGAACTACAACTGGTGGTGAGTTGCGCCCTGTTGGCAAAGGTCAGGTAAGTTCTAAAATACAAGTTAGAACACCAACAAAGACAATAGAGAAAGACGTTGATGCTGCTATTGAAGAATTAAGATATTTACGAGAGGTAAATCGTCCGGGTAATGAATTTACTGGGTATGGAGCTTTAGATGCAAATTACCGCAGGGATTTAATTAACGTATTTCAAAAAGCTTTATATGATTGGAGCGACGAATATCGTATTGCTGATGAAGCATATAAAGCATCTTCAAAAACATTAGCGCCATTCCAAACTAGATTGATGGAAAAGCTAATGAAGAAAGAAAAATACGATAGATCGGAACTTGCAACTGATACAGAAAAATTTGCAGATGAATTTTTTAATTCCAGAGATTCTGTTGCTAATTTAAAAGTTGCTATCAAAGATGATAAATTTGTAAGAGATATAGCAAGGGATTATGTTGCAACATTATTTAGTAACAAAACGCCGCAACAAGTAAAAGCTTATGCTTCTGATCCTAGAAATAGTGGTTGGATGACGGAGGCTGGCATACTTAATGATGTTCAAAAGTATGCAAATACTGCAACAAAGGTTGAGAATAGAAAAGATATTTTGAAAAAATTAGCAATAGGTTCAGCGGCAATTGCTGTTGGTACACGGGTTGGTTCTATGCTTGGGCAACTTTAAGGAGACTGAAATGATGTACGGTAAAGATTATTCAAAAGATGAAATGCGTAAGATGGAAGAAGATACTCGTCGTGCTGGCGAGAATGAGGTTCGTGGCTCTGCTGAAGCTCAGAAGAACCTAGGCCGCACTCTAAAGCCATCTATGCCACAGCGTATGGGCAACCGTAAGATGAAGCGCTAGGAGGCTGCTATGCCATTAGTTAAAGGCTTTAGCCAGAAGTCTATGAGCAAGAACATTTCAAAAGAGATGAAGCGTGGCAAGCCTCAAAAGCAAGCCGTAGCTATTGCTTATAGCGTTGCTCGTAAGGCAAAGAAAGAAGCTAGAGGTCGTATGCGATGAGTAGGAAAAAGGATAAGGGGATAAATCCTGAACTCGAAGAAGCAATCAGCAAGTCTTTGAAAGAAGTGATGGCAGACACTACCGCCAGCATTACGGAAAAGATGAAAGTCATAGACCGTGCTTTGAAGCTGGAAGCTATTAAACTAAAGCTAACAGACGACGAGTGGGGAAGTGGATTTGCAACTGATGAAGATGAGTAGTATTATCTGAATACCATTGTTATAAGGGGATATTCATGGATGCTACTTCTATTATCAGGATTGCACTTAGCGTATTAGCTGGCAGGTTGTTGGTATTTTTGGCTTTAGGCATGGTTTGCGGTATGACTTCGTGGGCGATGTGGGGGCCGCAATGGGAAAGATTAGTTGCGCTATGTATCTTTTCCATATTTACCTTTTTGGTTTTGCGTAAAGACAGGAGTTTAAACGATGAAAAAGTATCAAACGAATAACCAGCAAGTAGGTACAGCTATGCGTCCTCAGTTGCCTTCCGATATTACTGCTGGTGGCGATCCGTATTACAAATCTGGAACTCTGCCTAAGGGTGGCTTTCAATCTACGTGGTGTTTTGGAACGTCTCACGACAGCAAGAACAGCCCAACTGATATGGTTAAAGGCCAGAAAAAGGTGTACTGATGGCAAATAACATTGCGTTTCAACCGATGGGGAAGACGTACAAGATAGAAGCCCCATCAGCAAATACAGCCGTAACCATTGCGGTTAATGCAGATAGCCCAAGCAATCAATACTATTTGTCTAATCATCATGCTGCTGGTAAAGGCTGCTATGTAAGGATTAGCACATCGAATGTTGCTGCGGTTGTTCCTACGGCTGCTGGTCAATACTCAATGCTTGTTCCTCCATCGACTCGGTTGGTGTTTACTGGCCCACAGTGCAGCAGCACAAAGACTGTTTACGTGTCGATGATCGGTGAAGACAACAACGCTGAGATTTACGTGACTCCGGGAGAAGGTCTATGAAAGACTACATTCTTGACAGAGCAAGAGAACCATCAACGTGGCGCGGAGCTATCCTATTCCTGACTGCAATCGGTGTTCCTATTGCTCCGGCTCTGAGCGAGGCTATTGTTACTGCTGGCCTTGGTCTTGCTGGCTTAGTTGGTATGCTTACCGCTGACCATCGTGACTAAGATAGATTGGTCAAAGTACCCTAACTTTACCGCTGCGGAGTTTTCGTGCAGTCATTGTGGCGCAAACGAAATAAACGAAAGCTTGCTAGACAAGCTTCAACTACTGCGGAACAAGTACGGAAAACCGATGAAGATAACGTCAGGTTATCGATGCCCGAAACATCCCATAGAAGCGAAGAAAACAGCTCCGGGGGCACACTCTACAGGTTTAGCTTGCGACATAGGCGTTAGTGGATCAGAAGCGCATCAAGTCTTATCACTGGCTATGGAGTTAGGCTTTACTGGTATCGGTGTGCAGCAAAAGGGAACAGGAAGATTCATTCATGTTGATCTAACCGTTGGTCAGAATCGACCTACTGTGTGGAGTTACTAATGCCTAAGAATCCTAGTTTAGCTGTAGGCCGTGGTGAGAAGCTTCCAGCAAGCAAAGGCGCTGGATTGACTGCCAAGGGTAGGGCTAAGTACAATCGTGAGACAGGAAGCAATCTGAAGGCTCCTGTCACCACTAGCAAGCCTAGCAAGTCTGAGGCTGGCAGACGGGCATCTTTTTGCGCTCGTATGGGTGGGATTGTTAAGACAGCAAAGAATTCTGAACGTGCTAGAGCATCTATGAGGAGATGGAAATGCCGATGAAACCCGGACTCTATGCCAACATCCACGCCAAGCAAGCTAGAATCAAAGCAGGTAGCGGTGAGAGAATGAGAAAGCCGGGAAGCAAAGGCGCTCCCACGGCTCAAGCATTTATTCGCTCCGCGAAAACAGCCAGTAGAAAAAGCAAAAGATAAGCGCTGTAGCAATACCAGCGCCTACCAATAAGCCACCAATAAACGTAATAATGGTGAACGCTTCCATAGTTATGGTTGCGCCAACAAACTACGTATCTCTGCAACTGGCATACCTAACTTCTCATGAATGACGAGAATGTGACCAGCACTGACTTTCTTTTTGCCATGACGATACCTACTAATGTCTGGCTTACTTATCTTTTTATCAAAGAATTCATAAAGCCTCGCATCATTCTTTAGGTTGTTTGTTTCCATGATGTGATCGAACAAAGCAAAGTCTGGTCTTTGTATGTATTTTTCTTCAGTCATGCTGTCTCCTTATGGTGCTGGAATAAGTTTTCCATCAAATGCGTAGGTTCCTATATGCGTCAAACCTACCCACGGTGCTGCATATATCTCGCCACCGTTATCTCTCCATGTCTTACAGAAGTGGTAATCCTCTGACAGCAAGCGTTTAGTCTCTGGCTCAATACTCTCTGTAAAGTATTGGCTAATCTGTTCTGCCCCTATATTTCCAGATAGATCGGTAACGTCATTGACGTACCAAGGAACAATAGGCTTTAGCTTTTCAAACACTTCACGCTTAATCAGCATAAATCCTGTGCCACCATTCCATATCTCTACTGGTTCATTTACTGGAACGGTTACTTCACCTTCGTAGTTCTTAAGATTCACCACGAAAGAACCTGTGTGGTACTTCAACTGATTGTCAGGCACACCAGACTCTATTGCCTTGCGTACTCCTGCCCAATTGATTTCTTTCTTAGGATAGATACCGCAGATAACATCCTTGTCTGACTCAATCATCTTTAAGAAGTCAGCAGGATTGAACTGAATGTCTGCATCTATGAACATCAAATGCGTTGCGTCTGACTTCATAAAGCCATGCGCTAAAGCATTCCTGCCGCGAGTAATCAAACTTTCATTGAACATGAATGACATCATGCTCTGTATGTTGTTGTCTCTAAGCAGATTATTCAGTTGCAGCAAGCTTTGTGCGTAAAAACCGAAACACTGTCCACCGTACATAGGTGTAGCTATGAATATTTTTTTCATTTATTCATCCTGTAAAACCATTTGTCTGCTCTGCGCTGACAGTCAATGCTGTAACCGTTAGCTCTGAGTTCTGAAATAATGCTGTTTACTGCACACACTCCTGCCTTCTGGATAATATCTAGCGTTGTGTATTCCCCTCCCCGCCCCAAAAGATTTGCGACTTTCTGTAATCGTTCAGACTTATCAAACTTTGCAGCATTCACGATATATCCTCCACTCTAATGACGTATCTGCCTTTACTGTTCTTGCGCCAACCATGTACTTCAATTCTTATTCCGGCATCTCTGACTAGCGCAACCGTGGTTGAATCTTGAATTTTCTTTATACGGTCAGCAACAGCAGAAGCCGTTACCTGTACCGCTAGAACTTCATCCTTACGGATAGCGAGAATGTCGCACCACCCCCACAAGTCCTTCCTTTGTTTAGTAAAAGAATTCCACTTCTCTACAATCTCGCAGTGGTAGCCTTGCTCTCTTAAATACTCAAGACTTCGTTGTGTGGGTGAGCGACTAGCAGCCATCAGACTTTGTTCTCGTCTAATCGGTGATCTCCGCACCAATCGGTCATGTAAACCACCGGATAGCCATTCATTGTTGGAGCATGACGGCGACAACGACCAACGGTGGATTCACCTAGTCTTGCTGTTAAAACCTTTGGCACATACCAGATGCAAGTGGCGCATCGCATTCCTTCGCTTCGATGCTTCCAAGGATCAGTTAGATTTTCTTGTATCAAACTTTTTTGATATTTATTAAATTCTGCTTCTATTTGTGAATTCATGATTATTTCCTATCAGAAGGGTATAGCGTCATCATGAGGACTGTACTCACGTACTGTGCTGCCCTCAGTAGGTTTCTTGTAGTTTGGATCAGGCATAAAGTTATCCTGCGCTAAACTTATAAGCTCACCTACTGGAGTAGGTTTACGCCATCCTGCAAGCTTTACCCACTCACCAGCCTTAATGTCTCTGTCAGCAGTGAAGCCGCCTTTAAGGTGAGGTTGTGTGTCTGTCTTGCGTTTGTCGTTAGTGAATAACACTCCCTTGCCGGGACGTTCGTTGTGGTTCTTCATACTTCCTCCAGAGAATTAGCAGCCGCCATTACTTTCATTTTGGTAGGTGCGTCTAGTTTGTCTATTACTTCGCCGTTTGCGTCTTTAAGCATCTTTAGTTTGTCGCGTTTGGTATCATCGCTAAGCTTTTGGCTTGCCTTTATTTTGTGAACCATGTCGTGAAAGGAAATCTCCCATTCTGCTAAATCCGTGGATTCGCTGAACGGCTCGTCCATCCCCGGCACGTAGAGAGGCAAAAAAGTCTCACCTTCTTTTCTCTCTTTCGCTTTCTTTATTTCCTCAACCACGACTTCCGCTTTGCCCATGTTGACTTCCTGAGCTTGCTTTGGCGGCTCCATGTCCTGTACTTCCTCTGGCGTGTAAACACCTGCGACACAGCCGGGATATACGGATCGAATACCTTCTGAGATGCAACGCGCTCTGAGCATAGCTCTAGGATATTTGTGCCATCCACTACCCGGTTTAACCAACCCAATATTCTTCCCCATCTCGATAGTCCAAGTGACAGACAAAGACCCACCAGCGGGATGACTAAAAACACCAGTAACTCGGTCATCTGTGTATTCCTTCCACTCCACCTTTCCACCCGCTTGCTGGAACCTAGCCATCATTGCGTCTGCTTTCAACGCTGGCCTACCTTGGATAACGTGATAGTCACGCGCAGCCGCAGCAGGGTGTGATCCTTCTGCCTGTGCTATCAGCATTAGTGCCATAGCTTCTTGTTCTGTCTTGACGTTAAACAATCCAGACTTTGCTATAACTACTGCCATCTTTTCTATATCTCCATACGGAACTATGTTACTCATTTTGTCCTCGCTTTCATCATCTCATCTGCATATTCATAAGCTGCTGTACAAACATCATCTTTAGAATCTAAATTAGCATCAGGATTCCACAGTAACGATTGCATAGCTTGTGCTGCAAATAAATCTCTTAGTTGTAATCCATCTTTCTGATGAATTGACGTTGGATATACATTCATTCTCATCCCCTTATTTAAGTAAAAATCTACGACTGCCGGGCATTTCAATTACGAACTTCTGGTAAACATCAGGCATAGCTTGTTGAAACAAATCAGACGCAAACTTCTTACTAGGTTTAGAGTTACGCCACGTTACAAGCGTCTTTCCATCCACGCTAACCAGCGAACCTTTCGCACCCATGTATTCCCGTATCGCAACCTCAACCTTCTCTGCCTCTGTCTCAAGCAACTTGATACGTGCCTTGTACTCTTGAAGAACAATACAAGCTTGTTCCACCGCGCCAGTTGCAGTTGCCGTTTCCTCACTCGAAATAGGCCAGATAAGCTTGGTGGACTCAACATCACTAGCTTGCGGCTCGGCATTCGATACGACAATGCCCCAAAACTTTGCCATCTCTTTGACAAGCTCATCCTTCATCTCCTGCGTGATACTGAAGTGGAATGTTCTGAACTTCTGTCCACCGAACAAGATCGCAAGATAAATCTCATCCACGTTATGACAGGCCGCTTCGTGAACGAGTTGCGCCATATCCGCAGCAGGAACCATGTTTGTTTCTTCGTCGAACTTAGACAGAACGCCAGCGTTGTAGTTTTTACATTCAACGAGTATTCGTCCATCTGCTGAGATGTAGTCAAAATGACTTTTAAGCCACGGCTCAGTCTTATGCGATAGAACATAGTCAGCATCCTTCAGTTCAATCCTATGCTTGTCTTGGAATAGTCTGGCAATGGTTGGCTCCATCACCTTACCCATCTGGACTTCTTCCACTTCAGATAGATCAGGCGGCTGCTTCTTTCCCTGCTTAACAAGAATGGCATCTGCTGCTCTACCATTAGCTGCTAGTCTGGAATCCCCTGACCACCATGCTGCATTACGTATCTCTGGTGCAAAATCATCTGTGTTTACGCTAGTCATAATTTTTTTCCTTTAGTTTGGCTTCTGTTGCGGCAACAACCCAAATCCGCGACTTGTCTTTCTCCCACGCTATATCACTTTGTTCTTGCTCCGTCAGTCCAACCCATTCTTTGCCAATTTCAAAGTTACTAACCATTTCTTCTTCGTAATATGCTTTATCAGTTTTTATCCATTCGCCTTTTTCTTTGCATAATTTTTTATCGCGGGCTGTAAACCTAGAGCGAACTAAATACTGTTGGTCATGTTCCTCATGTTCTTTGGCTAACGGAAAAATCTCGGGTAATTTACGCATAACAATGTCGCACTCATGTAGCAGACACTGAAGTGTGAACATAATTCCGTCTTTTACCCCCTCTGCATATTCAAGATTTGGGCATTTAACTAAAAAAGTATTTGGCACTGAGCGTTTAATCATGCGTTTTTCTCCTTCAGCTTGGCTTCGATGGCGCGGGCGAACTCAATGTGCAAAGCCAACGGATTTCCACAAGCGACGCGTATAGATTTTATTTCCTCATCCGTCATCCCTACCCATTTATGCTCAGGCTGCGCTAGTCGGGCGCGGAGTGCTTCTGCTGTTTCTTTGCTGCGGGATATGTACGGCTGGTCATTACTTAACGCAGCCTCAAGCGCATCCAGCGCCATCTGCATTAGTTCGCGGTCACTCATGCTGCCCCCTTGCGCGGATAGCTGCGTCAAACATTGCTTCAAACTGCTGAGCTACAAATAAAGCATCATCGTCATTTAAATCATCAAGTTTGATTTCTCTACCTGAACTTGTCTGCACAAAATCAGACTCTTTGGGCAAATGGTTATTCCTAAACCAAGTGATATACGCTTTAGCTTCTTCTGGTGTCATTGCAAATCCCCCCTAACAGTTGGTTGCAGTATGTGATTGGCAATCTCTTGTCTATCCACACCTGTCATATCAACTATTGTTGACAGTAGTATTAGAGTAGCTGCTCCCCATCCTGCTAGGTCATCACCGAATTCATCCTCTAGGACTGCTGTAAGCCTGTCTATCGTGCGATCAAGGTCATGGGGGCTATAAGGTAGGGGCTTCACGCATAGCCTCCTCAAACTCTTTACTGCGCTCCAATCTGTCGCGTAGTGCCTCTGCGTCTGCGACGTATAACAAAGCCTGTTCGCCACAATGGTTTGGCAGTTGGGTTTTACGTTCTGCGTAGCAATAGGGGAACTCAGCGTTACCAGTTACAAGATCAACGGTAGTTAGTTTGGGATGTATGCAGCGGTCACGTTGACCATGTGGTGTACCGAAAAAGGTGCAATCTCGGCACAGTTTGATGTCTTTCAAATATGTCATGCCTAATCTCCCGAAAGGGTTGTCTAGTTTAGTAACAAGTAGTGTTGCAGTTGTTTCCGTAGCAGCAAGTAGAACAGTTAGTGCATCGTCCCTGTT